TGTGCTGCGCTACGGGTATCTGATGGTAACAACCATCACTACCCATTCCGCGGTGATTACTGGTCCAGTTACCCGATCTGGGAGAACTGGGCCGTGGGTCACCACCTGGAAACAAACCAGGAAGGAGCGCTTTCGTGCACAGCCTTACGGTTTTGGCTCTAATCCGGCTAGTTATACTAACCGGCAATGGGCCATTCTGGGAGCGTTGGGATTATCCCACACTCCCGGACACCTCATCGTGAAATGACTCGGTGAGGTTGCAGGGGCTTATCACCCCGACCGCAAAGCCTATCTGGCTTTGCTGCAGAGTCGGAAAGACCGGCTTTGCCCAACTGTAGAGGACAATGCCTGATGTTTTCCGAACCGCAGTCAGTGACCATTAGTGGTACTGCCCACTCTCTTCCGAGAGTGGCGAGTGGTGACTTTTCCGGCGCCTTTCAAAAGGACGACGGTACGGTCAAGCTCGACGTAGTGCATACGTTTGGTAAGCGTACGCGCTCCACTATTTCTCTGGCCCACCAGAAGACCGCTGCCGACCCACTGATCCCGGCTCAGAACGTTCCGTACAGCATGACAGTTCGTGTGCTGGTGGATCGTCCGAAGTACGGGTACACAGTGGCAGAGCAGAAGGCGGTCATCGACGGCTTCATCGCCGCTCTGAACGCCTCCTCTGGTGCTAACATCACCAAATTGCTTGGTGGTGAGAGCTGACACCGTCCCTCGATCTGTAGGGACGGAGTGGATCCGTGAATATCACGGAACCGGTGGTGAGGAACGTATCAGGCTACGTGTCCGCGACCTCTATTAAGGAGGCACGGTGCCGACGTCTCTAACGAGAGACACCGGTAGACTGATGTTGTTCCTACAGTCGGTCCTCATTGATTTGGGGACCTGGTGTGACATCTGCACCACCCGCGATTATCAAACTATCGCGGGACGTGTTGAACACGAAGGGATATCGTTCTTAACGATAACCCTGCCTAGCTTCGGAAAGGACTTCGAAAGAAGTCTCGACCTTGGCGAAGCGGCTCCTGACCTGTTTCCGGGTTTCCGGCGACAGGGAGGGCTCCCCCGATTTCTCGGAGGTTTCCTTGAGCTCGTGTTTGACCGAGAGTCCGGTCGATTGCTCCCTGAACCTAGCGTTGAGGCGATCCGGGCGGTGCGTCAGCTCACGCTGATGTTCGCCAAGATAAAGCTTCCGTGCACTCCTGCACGAGAGCGAGCCGCAATGCGAAAATACTGGGAGTGTGAGCAGGATGTACGTGAGACCATCAAAGCGATTGATCCTGTTGATCTTGATCAATTCGCTCGTATTGGTTCTCTGCTTTGGGCTGGGGTTCTCACTGACGTGGACTTGGAAATCCACCGAGGGAACATCGTCCCAAAGCACGGGCCCGGTGCCACAGCTGACAAGCTCCGCGGAAACGCGAAGTGGAATCAGCGCGAGTGGCCTGAGCGACTGGATCGAATCTTCCCTTCGGGAGAGAATCTCGTCCCCAGTTGGAGGCACTATCAGAGCCTCTCAGACGTACAATACCTCGAACCTGGTGCCGAAAGACCTACTAAGGTCATATCGGTGCCTAAGACTCTCAAGACTCCAC